AGTCCCGACTCACTCGGTCCGCGATCTCCGAGCTGGAGGCGCGGGGACGACCACCGGACGAGGAGGCGTCGAACTTCGACGCGAACTGCTCTTCGGTGGGGACCTTCAGGTCCGGGTCCAGTGCGTCCTCAGGCTTGAGGGCCTTGGGCACCTCGCACCAGCCCTCAGCGGCGCACTTGACCCATGCGTCCAAGTGACGGATGACGCGGTCCTTGGTGGTGTCCGCCTTCTTGGCGAAGGAGTTGGCTGACCCCTTGCTCGTTCGCGCAAGGGTCTCGGGATCGCCCCCCTTGCCCTTCTCCATCTTCTCGACGGAGGTGGCGACCAGAACGGCCAGCCGAACGTCCACCCCCTGCTTGCTCAACGCGCCGAACTCGACTGCGTTGTCTTCCCAAGTGCGACTCATGCGAGTCCTCTTCTCTCAGTGTTCCATGATGCTGGATGGGGTCCAGCGACCCATGGGAAGACATTACGCGATGTGTGAAGAGTGTGTCAACTAAGCTTTGTTCGAACTCCGAATCCCCCGACCGGACCTGTCCGGGGGGTGGTGTAGGGTGTGTCGCACGCCACAACGAGGAACCGCCCCCCGGTTTCCCGAGAGGCGGTTCAGGACTGGGATCGCGCTAACGATCCGAGCCGAGAGACTGGAGGTCGCTCTCCAGTGCGATGACTACATCGTACATGGTAAGCGCTCCTCCTCAGACAGAGGAGTAGAGCATTGAGCAAGCAGTCCCGGTTCGGCATCGTCTATGCCGCCCACATCGACGCTGACGTATCCGACGCAGCCTTCCGGCTGTTCGTCCGGCTGAGTTCCTATGCCGACAAGGACGGCTACTGCTTCCCCGGCGTAGCCCTTCTCTCTGAGCAGTCTGGCGTGCAGCCTCGGCAGATCCGGAAGTTGCTGGCTGAGTTGGTGCAGGCTGGACTCATCATCCGTGAGGAGCAGTACCGGAAGGACGGTAGCCAGTGTGCCTCCGTGACACGGATCCCTGTCCCAGTGGAGCAGGCGGGGGTGTCCTCACAGGACAGGGGGGACTGGGCCACGATGACAGTCCTTGAACAGACCATAAGAACAGACCACTCAACAGACCACCTGACAAACATCGACCCCTGCGGGGACGAGGAGAAGTTGGAGGAGCACATGCCGGTCTTCGGCAGTCTGGATGACGACGTGGAGATGCCGGAGAACGGCAAGCCGGTCAAGCCGGTGAAGAAGTTCGAGTCAGCGCCGAAGGCTGGGACGCACTCGTGGCTGATCTACCGCTTCGGTCAGGAGCAGCACAACCACAACTGCGGTCGGGGGTTCACCGTGGGGATTCTGCACAGGGCGTTCAAGGATCTGCGGGACGATGGATTCACCAACGAGGAGATCGAGGTGATGATCCGGGTGTTCTTCGCTCGGAACGAGCATGACATCCGGGCCAAGATGGCGGACATCGACGTGGCGGTCATGTTCCGGACCCGGATGAACTCGCTCAAGACGGCATCGGCAGACGTGATCCGGTCGGAGAAGACCGGCGGGGCGGAGAAGTCCAAGGCGATATCGCAGGGCCTCCGGGAGAGGATGCGGCAGCGGAGCATGCAGGAGAAGGCGGCACGGAATGGCTAGGAAGCCGTACATCAAGGCGAACGGGTACGAGACGGATCACCTGATCGATGGTCTGGACGACGGGGCACTGCTGGCGCACATGGATGTCCCGCTGAAGTACATCCCCCGTGCGGTGGAGATGCACAAGGACACCGACTACCCCCCGGAGATCGAGGAGTGGCTGGAGAGTCTCCAGTTCATCTTCCGACCCTCGTTCGAGAACCTCAAGGAGGAGCCGGACCTGTGCGGCACCGGTCTGATCCTGTGGGGACCCCCGTCCTCGCGGAAGACCACGACCGCAGCAGCGGTCCTGCTGACGATCATCCGGAAGAAGATCCCGAACACCGACCCCACCGGCCACAACTTCACGTGGCACGGCGCGGCCATGGGCCGGTTCGTGGACTGGCAGTCGGCCAGCGAACTCTTTCGGAGTTCGAACAGCGATGACGACGACGGCGAGACCGCCGCTGAGATCCGCAAGTCCACGATCCCTACCGGACCCGTCGCCAAGCGTGGAGACTTCCTGCTGATCGATGACATCAGCCGCGAGCGCCCGACCGAGTACAACACCGGGGAGTTGCAGCGGATCATCCGCCGTCGGGCCAGCGAGGGCTTCCCGACGATCATCACGACCAACCATGCGCCGGACGACTGGGAGCAGAAGCACGGCGAGGTTCTCGCGGGCTACCTGCACCGCACGTTCGTCCCGGTCGAGTTCGACATCCCGGGGCGGGCACTGTGATCAACAGCAGCGAGTACTTCATCGGAATATGCGAAGACTGCGGGGCTCCCCTGTCGGATCGGGATCCGCACACCGTCATCCCTCTGAAGAGCATCGATCTCCTCCAGAGGGAAGACACCTGTACCCGTTGCGGCGGGTCGAACACCACGCTCCTCGCGCCATGAAGGACAACGATCTGAGCGCGTCGCTCACCCGCCGGTACTGGGTACTGTCTGATGTCGTGTTCGTCAGCCGGGAGACCGTCGTCACGAAGAAGTCCGGGTGGTTCGGCAAGGAGACCTCCATCGAGACGATCACCGTCCCCGACATGGCGGTCCTGAGCCTGCTCTGGCGGTTCAGTGAGCGGATGGGGGTCCGGATGGAGTTGGTCTTCCTAGGAGAGCACGCCGTCGGAGCCCCCGGGATGTGGGACCTGTTGGAGCGCACCGCAGCAAACCCGTTCACTGATTGGCACGCGATCGAGAAGTACGACCAGATCCTCCGTGACATCCCCTTCCGACCGGACCTCATGGGCATCATTGCCAGCCCCATCGACAGCGCTCGCTTCGGCGGTCGCGGTCTCACCATCGCGAACCTGCACTAGGAGTAGCCCAATGGCCCTTGGGAACGAGCAACGGATTGTCTCGAAGATCATCACGGAGTCGGACTCGATCCGGTCTGTCCTTGACCGGGGAGTGTCTCCCGATTGGTTCTTCACGAAGGACCACAAGGACGCGCTGGAGTTCGTCCTCAAGCACTACGACAAGTACGGGAACGTGCCGACCAAGGCGACGATCCAGTCGCACTTCGGCAAGACGTACAAGATCATCCGGGTCTCGGAAAGCATCGAGTATCTGCTCGATGAGTGCGCGACCACCAACCAGTACATGCAGGCCAAGGCGACCACGCTGGATGTCGCGGACCTGCTGAGGGACAACCGGACCACCGACGCCATCACGTCGATCGAGGCGGGTCTGGCGAAGATCCGGCGGTACACAGCGGCCACCACCCATCTGGTGAACTCCATGGACGACGTTCGTCTGGACGAGCGCTGGGACGAGTACGACATGAGGAAGACCGGCACCGGTCTGCTCGGCTACGCCACCGGCTTCCCGACCATCGACGCTGCGACTCTGGGTCTTCAGGACGGCCAGTTGGTCACCATCCTCGCCCAGCAGAAGGTGGGCAAGACCAGTCTGAGCCTCGCCATGGCGAACCACATCTACCGGACCTACAAGAAGCCGATCCTCTTCGTCACGTTCGAGATGAGCGTGGGCGAGTTGGAATTGCGCCAAGAGTCCCTGATGGCGCACATCAACTTCCTTCGGCTTCAGCAGGGAGATCTGACTCCGATCGAGGAGGTCACCTATGACCGATGGTTGGACATGGCGAAGGCCGACTACACGTGGCCGTTCCACTTCATGGATGTTGGAAGTGGCGCGACGGTCGGAAGCATCGAGGCACAGATCGACAAGCATGATCCCGCCGTCGTGTTCGTGGACGGTGTCTACATGATGACCGACGAGGTGACCGGGGAGCGGAACTCGTGGGAGTCCCTGACCAACATCACCCGCTCCCTGAAGCGCATGGCAGTTCGGTCCAACAAGCCCGTCGTGATCAACACGCAGGCCCTGCACAGCAAGTCCAAGGGCAAGAAGATCGCCACTGAGTCCGCCGGGTACTCCTCGTCCTTCGGTCAGGACTCCGACGTGCTCTTCGGTCTGGAGCGCATCCAGCCGGGCAAGGGAGAGGACGACGCCACCTACGCCTACCAGCGGATCCTCAAGGTTCTGGACTCCCGCAACACCGGCACGGCGGAGGTCGAACTGATCTTCGACTACGACGAGGGACGGATCGAGGAGGAGACATGAGCGACCGGATCTCCTTCCCGGAAGGATCCGTCGAGGACACTCTGGCGAGCATCGGTGTCGAGGTTCTGCGCGAGGATGCCGATGAACTGGTGGCTCTGTGCCCCGGCCACAAGGAGCGCACCGGCAAGGAGGACGGCCACCCGTCGTGGTCCATCAATGCCCGGTCCGGGGTCCACTTCTGCTTCTCCTGCCAGTACAAGGGCACCCTGTTCAGCCTCGTTCGGGACCTCAAGGGGAGTGACGCGGCGCGGGATCTCTACGAGCCGTTCGAGCGGTACGGGAGGCTCGTCCTCCCGGAGGGGGAGGAGGGGTTCGAGGTCGGCGAGATCAACCCCAAGCCAGCGGAGACGATTCGAACTCCGAATATCAAGCCGGAGTCGTGGTTGGACCAGTTCGTGGACCCACCCAAGTGGGCACGGGACGCCCGCAAGGTTTCCTTGGCCGCGTGCTGGGAGTACGAGGTCCGGTGGGATAAGGATCGGGATGCGTGGGTTCTTCCTCTGCGTGACCCGGAGACCAAGAAACTCTACGGGTATCAGGCCAAGTCCGAGAAGACCCGGTTCTTCCGCAACCGGCCCCGATCCATGCAGAAGTCGCACACCTTCTTCGGTTGGCCTGCCATCGATCTATCCAGCCCTACGAAGTTGCTGGTTGTCGAATCCCCTTTGGACGCCGTGCTATTGTCAGATTATGGAATGCCCGCAGTGGCCTCATGTGGCTCGCGTCTCAGCGACGAGCAGATTGACCTGCTCCGTCTCGTGGACTCGGTCCACCTGTGGCTGGACAATGACACCGCAGGAGAACTTGAGGTCAAGCGTCTCCGCAAGGTCATGGTCGCCAGCGGCATCCGGGCGGAGTTCATCACTCCCGAAGATCACCCGGAATGGAGGGAGTCCGGGTGGAAAGACGTGGGAGAGATGCCGGATGACGCCGTTGCGAACATCCTTGATGCTTCCGGGTTATGACGCTGTCCCGTGGCTGCTGTCCAGAGCCTGTGCGGGTGAGTGGGACTTCGCACCCCAATGGCGTCAGATCCTCCGCCACCCGGCGGCAGCCAAGAGGTACGAGAAGGTGTCCCGGATGTTCGTGGTCCCGGACTTCAAGGACAGGTCGATCCAAGTAGCGGTGGAAGTGATCAAGAGAGAAGCACGGAAGTTGTTGGAGCACAGAGAGGTCAAGCACTTCGAGGTCTTCCCGCTCAGGGATGAGGGCTTCAAGCCCGTTCCTCACAAGGGGTGCGCAGAGAGAGGATGCAGCATGTGCGCAGGTCTGGGGGTCGTGTTCACCCCTGAGAAGGGGGCGGTGGCGACGCTGATTGGGTGGGAGGCGATCGTCCGTGTGGGATAGCACCTACAGCCTCTTCCCGTACCAGCAGGAGGCGGCGGAGTTCATGCTCGACCACAACGCCCTGCTGGCCTTCGACATGGGAGCGGGGAAGACCCCGACGACCATCCACGCCATCGAGACGTTGCGGGATGAGGAAGATCTCGAAGGCGCGGGAGTCGTGCTTGCTCCGTCCAGCCTGCTGTTCCAGTGGGCACGGGAGATCGAGAAGTTCACGGGCGGATCCCGGAAGTCCTTGGTGGTTCAGGGAGGCCCGAAGAATCGGGAGATCCTGTACCTGACTGCCGCCCAGTATGACTACGTGATCATGACCTATGACACCTACCTGCGGGACCGTGACCGGTTGCGGCGCATGTCCATCAACAACTTCATGGTGCTGGACGAGGCCACGGCCATCAAGTCGTTCAAGGCCAAGCGGACTGCCGCCCTGAAGAAGGACCGGGACAGGTACCCAGTCCGGTTCGCCCTCACCGGTACCCCGGTGGAGAACGGCAAGCCGGAGGAACTGTTCTCCATCTTGGAGTGGGTCGATCCCAAGATCCCCGGCCCGTGGTGGAAGTTCGAGAAGGAGCACCTCATTCGGAACTCGTTCGGCTGGGTCGAGGGGTACCGGCAGATCGACAAGTTCCACAAGAGGGTCAAGAAGAACATCCTCCGCAAGACGGTCCACGACCCCGAGGTGTCCAAGTACCTGCCCGCCGTCATCACGCCACCTCCGGTGATGGTCCCGATGGACAGGAAGACTTCCGGGGTCTACCACCGAGCCGTGACCGACCTGCTCGAAGACCTCGACAACATCGTGGACAAGTTGGGGGCCTTCCGGGACTGGGACGACATGGGTGAGCAGGATCCAGATCACCCGGACGGCAAGATGATGTCGAAGATCCAGACGATCCGGATGCTGCTGGACCATCCGGAGTCGGTCTGCGTGTCCGCAGCCCGGTTCGCAGATCCGGAGGACACCCGGGGGTCGGAGTTCTCCGCGACCCTCGTCAATGAGGGACTGTTGGACGGCCTTCCCAGCCCCAAGTTCGACTCCTTCGCCATCTACCTGACGGAGTACCTCGACCGGGACCCGGACAACAAGGTCGTCGTCTTCTGCTCGTTCGTGGACGTGGCCGACCACATCCACAGGGCCACCCCGAACTCCGTCCTGTTCACCGGCAACCTGTCGTCCAAGAAGCGGGACGAGGTCAAGACCAAGTTCCAGACCGATCCGGAGACGCGGGTCTTCGTCTCCACCGATGCCGGGGGCTACGGGCTCGACCTGCCGCAGGCCAACCTGCTGATCAACTACGACCTGCCGTGGCAGGCCGGGCTGCTGAAGCAGCGGAACGCGCGGATCCGGCGAGCCTCCAGCGAGTGGGAGCACGTGGTGGTGCAGGACTTCATCGTGCAGGACTCGTTGGAGGAGCGGCTCATGGAGGTCCTTCGACACAAGATCGCGGTGTCGGACGCCTTCGTGGACGGAGAGGGCATCTTGGAGGACGGCACCATTGGATCTTCGCTGGAGAGCCTCCGGTCGTTCCTGTCCGGTGCCGCCTGAGGATGTCAGACCCCCGCGCTACTGTGGGACACGTAAGAGAAAGTTCGACCCCAATGGTGGAACCCCACCCAAAGATCTGATAGGTTCACCTCATGACACACAGAGAGTCCGGAGTCCGCGACTTCAGCGCTGAGCAAGAGACCCCCATCCAGACCGGTCAGCAGATGACCGAGGAGCAGGCCGAGGAGTTCTTCCAGAAGGCTCGGGAGATGGTCCTCGTCCGAGAGCAGAAGGCCCGCGTCGTCAAGCGCGAGTCCGAACTCAAGAACGTCCTGATGGAGGACATCGAAGTCTTCGGAGAGCCTTACGGCACCTCCGGCCAGCACCGCACCATCGAGTTCCCCAAGGCGATCCGGGGCATCATCCGGTTCGTCCGGCAGGCCAAGGTCGTCACTGAGGTGGATGAGGCCAAGGCCGAGGCCATCGCCCGTCAGCGAGACATCTACGATCGTCTCTTCAAGCCGGTGATGACTCTGGACGACGGGGCCGTCATGGTCGCCCTCGAAGAGGGCCTGCTCACGGAGAAGGATGTGGCGGAGATGTTCCCCAAGAAGACCATCTACGCCTTCGTCGCGGAGAAGAAGAAGTGAGCCGCGACCTCATTGACGACTTCTTCTCCGAGGGGGAGGAGCCGGGTATTCCTGAGGGGGACATGTTCATGACCGACTCCTCTGAGAAGGAGTACTACCCCGGCTCGAAGCGGAAGCGCCGCGAGGAGCCGATCTCCAACGTCGAGTTCATCCCGGATCCGTGGCGAGAGAACTACACGACCAAGATGATCCGTGGCGTGGAGATGAAGATGTACCCCATTGGCGCTTTCGCCAATGCCCTAGGCGTGTCGGTTCAGTCGATCCGGCATTGGACGCGGAGCGGATACCTTCCCTCTGCGCCCTACCGGCTGCCAGCCAACATGGTGATCAAGGGCGAGAAGGTGTCGGGCCGTCGGCTCTACACCGAGCCCCTGATCGAGGCAGTCGTAGCGGCCTTCGAGAAGCGCGGTCTTCTCGGCAAGCCGCGAATCGAGTGGTCCAAGCACAGGGACCTCCCGATCGAGATCGCGGAGACGTGGTCTCAACTCACCAAGAATCCAACCATCACCAACTCAAGGAGCAAGTGACCATGCCGCGTTCACGCCGCATTGACCCTGACGACCTCACCGATGAGGATCTGACTGAAGAGGAGACCACTCCCCGACGCCGCCGTACCAGCAAGGTGGTGGAGGAGGAGGCCAAGCCCGTCCGCCGACGCCCGGCCCCTGTCGAGGATGTTGACGACGACGAGGACGACGAGGACGAGAAGCCCGTCTCCCGTCGCAAGGCTCGCGCCGTCAAGGACGACGACGACGAGTACGAGGATGAGACCGGAGACGAGGACTCGGATGACGAGCCGATGGTCATTCCGATCTCTCGTGGTCGCAAGGAGATCAAGAAGAACCGCCCCGTGTCGGAGGCCAGTGCCGCCTACTTCCGGTTCGAGGAGGAGGCTCAGTTGGTCAAGTTCCTGACCGACGAGCCGTGGTCCTACGACCAGCACTGGGTCAAGAGGGACGGAAAGTCCTCCTTCCCGTGCATGGGCAAGGGATGCCCGTTGTGCCACATCGGGGTCAAGGTCTCCCAGAAGATCGTCTACCCGATCCTCAACCTCACTCCGATCAAGGGCGACGACTTCATCGTTCAGTCGATGGAGGTCGGTCCGCAGAACGACGAGGCGTTTGCCGACTTCGACAAGGACCCGAAGACCGGGCCGCTGACCCGCCTCTGGTGGTCCATGTCCCGGACGGAGAAGACCTCCGGTGGCCGGAAGAAGTACAACTACTCGTTCATCCCGGTCAAGGATCGCGATCTTGACGAGGACTGGGAGATCGATCTGGACGAGGCGGAGGACGCCGTTGCTGCTGCGGAGATCCCCTCGCCCAAGGAGGTTCTTGGAGACTGGAACCGGGCCAAGTTGCAGGAGATCGCTGACGAGGCCATGGGGCACTAGCCTCCACTGAGAGTCCTCCCCCGGTCTGACAGGCGGTGCTGCGGATCGGGGGAGGGCACTTCTCCAAACAACACACGAAAGAAGATGCCGCTGTGGCTATCATCACCACCGTTGACGCCCTTGACGAGATGGTCAAGGACTACCTGATGTCCGAGGACTTCGCCTTCGACATCGAGACGATGGGCGATGACCGGGACAACCCGCTCGTCACCCACGTCATCTGGCTGTCTCTCGCCAACGACCTCAGGTCCGATGTCATCCCCATGGGACACCCCAATGGGGCGTTGATCTCCACCCGCAAGAAGCCCAACAAGAAGGGCCGCGACCGGATGGATCGGGGCATCGCCTACGAGGACCTGAACCCCAAGTACGACCTGTCCGTGGAGGACGAGTTCGAGTTCGCCCCACCCCCGGACCAGTTGGATCGCGGTGTGGTCATGGACGCCCTCCGCCCTCTGTTCGAGTCCGAGACGATTCTGAAGATCGGCCACAACGTCAAGTTCGACATCCACGGGATGAGCAAGTACTTCCCTTACGGGGTGCAAGGCCCGTTCTTCGACACCCTGATCGCTTCGTGGCTCTTCGATTCCCGTCGGGTCAAGGGCAAGATGATCGGCATCGGCGGTCTGTCTCTGGCCGACTGCGTCAAGCGAGAGTTCGGCGACACTCTGGTGAAGGGTGTTGGCAAGATGATCGAGAGGCACTCCTTCATGGAGGTCGCCAAGTACGCGCTGCTCGACGCGGAGGCGACGCACGATCTCTACGTCTCGCTCACCAAGAAGTTCACTCCCCAGATCAAGCGCCTGATGGATCTGGAGATGGGCGTCCTTGAACCGGTTCTGGAGATGGAGAGGTCGGGGGTTCACATCGACACGGGTGTCCTCCGTGAGGTCGATGAAGAGGTCACCGTCGAGGTCGCCGATCTGGAGGAGCGGATGTACCGCCTCGCGCATCGGCGGTTCAACCCGAGGTCCAACAAGGACAAGCAGGAGATCCTGTTCCTCCCCAAGTCTGAGGGTGGTCAGGGTATTCGGAGTTCGAAATTGACCCCGGCTGGTGTGGAGAAGGCCGCGAAGGGCTTGGACACCACCATCTACGACAAGTCGGTGGACAACGAGGTCCTTGAGGCGAACTCCTCGAACCCGATGGTGTCCCTGCTTCTGGACCACGGGAGGCGCGTCAAGTTGCACGGCACCTACGTCGTCCCGTATCTGGGCGGAGTGCCGATCGGCAGCATCAAGTACAAGCCCAGCCAGTTGCGAAATGGTCGCATCTACGGTCAGTTCAAGCAGAGTGGCACCGAGTCCGGACGCTTCTCGTCCTCCAACCCGAACCTCCAGAACATCCCTAGCCGTACTCGCGAGGGCAGGATCATCCGGTCGGCGTTTACTGCCTACCCCGGTGAGGTGATGATCGCGGCGGACTACTCGCAGATCGAGCCCCGCATCATCGCCAGCCTCGCCGAGGACCCCACGATGATCGATGCGTACCTGTCCGGCGGGGACGTGTACCAGACGGTCGCTGATCGGATGGGCGTGACCCGACAGGTGGGCAAGACTCTCGTCCTCGCCATCGCTTACGGCGTCGGCCCCACGAAGATCTCGGGCGACATCGGATGCACGATGGCAGAGGCGCGGTCACTGATGGACTTCTTCAGGCGGTCGTTCCCGAAGATCGAGGCCCACAAGAAGGGCGTCATCCGGGACTCCAAGCGGAGGGGGTACTCCGAGACGATCTTCAGCCGCCGCCGCGTCTTGGACTTCAAGAGCACGCGGGAGGATGTCCGCGCCATGGCTGAGCGTCAGGCGTACAACCACCTGATTCAAGGCTCCGCCGCCGACATCATGAAGATCGCGCTGATCAACGTCTACGCCGCGCTTCCTGATGCGGCAACCATGCTGATGACAGTCCATGATGAGGTGGTCCTGTCCTGCCCTCCCGATCTGGTGGAAGAGGTCAAGTCCATCGTCGTGGAGGAGATGGAAGGGTCCCGCCCCAATCGGATCATCAAGGTCCCGCTGGTGGCAGAAGTGAAGTCGGGCCACAGTTGGGCTGACTGCAAGTGATGAGGAGAACAGAGCGATGAACTTCTACGCCAAGCGTTTCGGTGGTCAGCAGCATCCAGCAGGACCCCCGCCTCAGCGGCCTGCTGCCGCCGCACCGCCGCCTACCCCACCTCCGGGGGCGCGCTACCAGCGGCCCACGCCGTCCTCGCTCCAGCAGGAGCATTGCCCGTCCTGTGCCAGCGCCAACTACATGGCCCCGGCAGGCACCTCGCTGAAGCGGTGCTTCGACTGCGGGTACCCGGTCGTCCAGTCCACCTCCGGAGTCGGAGGGACTGGCGGCGGCAGCACGGACGGCACCGTCCACAAGGCAACGCAGGTTGAGACCGGTGGGTACAGCCCCACCACGATCGTGGGAAGGGTCGAGTGATGGTTGTCCAGCAGAGGAGCGTTACTGATACGTGGCGACAGGAGCAGGTTGCTCGTGTCTTGGAGGGGGCGTGGGACGGGTACGCCCATCTCCCTGAGCGCGGAAGGTGGAAGAAGTACAACTACCTGATGACCCGAGATCACGCGAAGGAAGAGCCGTTCGCGATCGTGGAGGTTCTGGGTCGCCGGGTCTCAGTTGCCAACTACGACACCGTGCCGTTCGCCCTGAAGAAGTACAAGGCGCTTCAGCGCCTCAGCGAGGACATGGGACTGCCCGCTCTGTGGGTGGTGTCGTGGTGGTTCCCCTCCCCCAACAAGTTGCAGGCAATCAGGTGGGCGGACCTCCGGGATCTGGACCCCAGTGACACCTACAAGTGGGGACACAACATCCCGAGACCGGGCACGGCCAACGATCAGGAGTTGGTATTCGATGTCACGATCGCGTCCATGAATCGGGTGGAACTGTGAGCGACCGTATGGCTGACGTGAAGGCGCTGGCCGCTGAGATCAACAAGAAGTTCGGCGAGGGGATGGTGGTCCTTGGATCCGAGGTCACCGACATGATCCCTCGCATCCCCAGCGGCAGCCTCAGCCTCGACTTGGTCCTTGGTGGCGGGTGGCCTGCCAACCAGTGGGTGGAGATCATCGGGGACGAGTCCAGCGGCAAGACGGCTGTGGCTCTGAAGACGATCGCGGCCAACCAGCAGCGTGACCCGGAGTTCATCGCTGTCTGGATCGCTGCGGAGAAGTGGGTGGTGGAGTACGCCGAGATGTGTGGAGTGGACCCCACTCGTGTCTTCGTCGTGGAGACCAACGACATGGAGACCGCGTACAACGCTGCCATCGACTTCGCCTCCTCCAAGGAGATCGACTGCATCGTCATCGACAGCCTCCCGGCTCTGGTCCCCGGAGACGAGGACGAGAAGAACATGGAGGGATCCACCGTCGGTCGCGGTGCCCTGCTCACCGGCAAGTTCTTCCGGAAGGTCGGCAAGGCCACCAAGCGTTCGCTGACGGAGTCGGAGCGCCCGGTGCTGGGCATCATGATCAACCAGTGGCGGCAGAAGATCGGGGTCATGTACGGCGATCCCCGCACCACCCCCGGAGGCGTGGGCAAGAACTACGCCTACTTCGTCCGGGCGGAGGTGCGCCGTGGTGACTGGATCGAGGTGGGCACCGGCAAGGACAAGACCCGGATCGGGCAGACCATCCAGATCCGGACCATCAAGAACAAGACCGCCCCCGCTCAGCGGGTCGCCTTCGTGGACTTCTACTTCGAGAGCGGAAACGACATGTTCGCGGGCGATTACGACTTCGCCAAGGAGGTGCTCGCCATCGCGATCATGGAGGAGATCGTCATCCGGAAGGGTGCGTTCTACTCCTACGGCGACCACAAGTGGCGGGGCAAGGAGGACGCCCTGAGCGGGATCCGCGAGGACGTGGGCCTGTATGAAGAGATCCGGGACGAGGTTCTGGCGATCTTCAACAAGGGCGCTAAGTGAACATCTTCCGACTGTGGGCAGCACTGCTCTACAAGCGGATGTTCTACCCCCGATCCAGCATCTGGGTTCGGGCAAATGGAGAATGGCACAACTTGGAGAACTGGGACGAAGTTCGTCCCTTCGGTACACAAACAGGAGAATGAGATGAAGGAAGTCCTCACTATCGTGCAGTCATGGTGCGATCACCCGGAGTGCGTTGAAGAGCGAGCCGGTAGCGAATCCGTGGATCCGCAGGAGACGACCACGGTCGAGGTCTGGTTCTACGCCCACGCCAAGGGACGCAAGACCAACCCGGTCACGGTCGATCTGTGCGTGAACCACTTGGCGGAGTTGCGGGATCTCTACGCCGCCCTCCGCAAGTTCGACCAGAAGGAAGTCTCATGAGCGACGCCGTGGTGGAGGCACTTGCCGTATCCGGTCCCTGCCGGGATCTGCGTCACGCATGGGAGAGCACGGGAGACACGATCCTCATTGAGCAGAAGGGTCAGGTCCGGCACTTCGCTCGGACCCTGAAGTGCCTCCGGTGTGAGACTGAGCGCATCGATGAGTACAAGATCAGCAACATCTCCTTGGCTCGGGTTCGGTCCCGCTACCGCTACGTGGAGGGGTACCACATCAAGGGTGGGCTGCCCATCGCTGAGGTCCGGTTCCGGATGTTCCAGAACGCCGAGATGGTGGTTCGAACTTCGAATGAGGGGGAGGCATGAGCCTGAACGATCCGGTCAATCACCCCAGCCACTACACCTCGTACAAGGGGTTGGAGATCATCGATCTCACGGAGCAGATGAACTTCAACCGGGGCAATGCCGTGAAGTACATCGCCCGCGCGGGCCTGAAGAACCCCACGGCATCAGCCGAGATCGAGGATCTGGAGAAGGCCGCGTGGTACATCAACCGTGAGATCGACCGACTCAGGGGCCGAGACGGATGAGCCACGAGAGTCTGTGCCCAGCCCGATGGAGCACAGGCAACGGGTGTTGGTGCTGGACTCTGCGGACAGCCGCGAATGTCGAGCACCAACGCCTTGTGGCTCTCGTCAAGGAGATGCAGGGCTCTGAGGAGTGGCACACCAAGCGCAGCGTCCGGAAGGCGCTGGACGTTCTTCTAGAGAAGATGGAGGAGGGCCATGTTGACCCTCATTCAGAGCAGTAGGGTTCTGAGGACCCTCGTCGCGGCCATCATCTGCTCGATCTGGTTCGCGGTTCTACCAGATGAGGACGAGGATGACTGACTCTGACTGGGTTGAGCAGGAGCGCCAGCACGAGTACAGGATGGCCTCTCTCAAGGAGGACGCGGACCGGCGTCGTCGTGAGCACCGCACTGAGAGGTTCGTCGCCGCTACATGGGGCATCGGCATCGTGGCGGGACTCGCAATCCTCTCGGCGCTGATCTTCTTCTGGCAGGACAGCGCTGGTGTCCGGGGACAGACGGTAGAACTCGCATGCGTTGAGAGCGGCGGGACATGGACCAGCCTGTCCGGCGGATCGAATATCTGTGTTCGCGTGGGACAGCCGTGAACCGCAACGAGTACATCGGCGTGATCGCGGTGGGAGTCTTGGCCGCGTTCCTGATCTCGTTCGCCATAGGTCTGGTGGTCATGCAGAGGGATCTCCAATCGAAGAGAGTGGAGTACGAAGAGTGTCTGGAGAACATCGCGGAGTACCTCGACGCGACGGAGACCCTGTACCAGATAGAGGAGTGCAGGCTTGGGGTGAGAGCACCCTGACCATGAGCATCGTCCCGATCCTGATGGGGTTCCTGATCATGCTGCCTTACATCCTCGTGGGCGTGGGGGTGTTCCTGCTCTCGGGCCTCCCCATGGCACTCATCGCGGTGGGATCCCTGTTCCTCTTCACGTTTCTCGTGATCGCGACTATGAAGTGACCGCTCACAACTACGAGTTGGCCTCCAAGGGTCCGTCCCGCAACGGTTACCGGAAGGGCTGCCGGTGTGACCCGTGCATAGTGGCGGGCCGGGAGTTCTTGGAG